GAAGCGGATAATATTCTTTATTACGGAACAGGCACTGGTGGCGCTGGAGGCTCGGCAACTTCTGTTATTGCCATTGCTGGTTATGGTGCTTACCTTACTCTTGGAACATCCCAAACGGTTACTGGAGATAAAACATTTTCTGGAACTGTTTCTGTCGCAACACCATCAGCTAACGCACACGCAGCAACTAAACTTTATGTTGACAATGCAATTAGCAATGTAGCAACATCGTTTACAGCAGCTGGTGATAGCGGCACAGTTACTATTTCCAGTGGTACTGATACTCTCACAATTGCTGGCGGTACGGGACTGACATCATCTGCTGGTGCTACAGATACTGTTACAATTAATCTTGATAACACAGCTGTTACAGCCGCAAGTTATGGTGCTGCCGGTACTGTTGGAACATTTACGGTTGACGCACAAGGTCGTTTAACGGCTGCTTCAAATACATCTATTTCAATCACCTCATCACAAATTAGTGATAGAGCAACAACTCTCGTAACTGGTTTGACAGGAACAGCAAATGAAATTGCAGTATCAAACTCTGGTGTTGGTGCAGTAACACTTAGTCTTCCAGCTAATGTTACCATTTCAAACAATCTTACTGTAACCGGTGATTTGACCGTACAAGGCAATACAACAACTCTTAACACAGCAACTTTGGTCGTTGAAGATAAAAATATTGTTTTAGCAAATGTTGAAACTCCAACAGACACAACAGCAGATGGTGCTGGTTTTACTATTAAAGGCGCAAGTGATAAAACTCTTAACTGGGTTGATGCAACAGATGCTTGGACTTCATCAGAGCATTTCAATTTGCTTAACGGAAAAGTTTTTAAAATAAACGGCACAACTGTATTAAGCGGAACAAACTTAGATAATGTTACTGTAGACGGTGGTACTTTTTAGTTAGGAGAGCCAATGGCTAATGTAATTAAAATTAAAAATTCTGGAACGACAACGCATGCTCCAGCGTCTTTGGAACATGGGGAAATTGCCATTAACTATGCTGATGGTATTTTATTTTACAAAGATGCTAGTAATACAATTGTTTCTTTTAACATATCAGAGGCGATAGGAAATGCGAATCTTGATACTGATGTTGCTGATTTAGAAGTATCAGTTGCTATGCAAACCTTCTAGGGGTTGGAACAGCTTTTCTGTTATAATTGAATATTATGGATGATGTAAAAATAAACACAAGTAAGACATTAACTCTTACTTTACCAAGCGACCCTACATCCAATACTGTATCAACGAGTCTTTATCATGAATTTGGTTCATTAGTAAGTGGACCAACTAATGCGACAAGAACAGGCACAGGTGTTTACACAATCACTTATGGTCAGCAAGCTTCTGGTATTTATATTTTAAATTCAGCCGGGAAGTACCGAGCGGATTTTACATACACCGTAAGCGGAACATCATATACGCAATCTCAATACATAAATGTTTACACTCCGTATATTGATAGTGATACATTTTTTGAAGACCATCCAGAACTAGAAACAGATTGGTCAGATAAATTTGATAAAATGGAAAAGAAAGTAAGAAATATTATTAATACTTTTTGTGGTCAATCTTTTGATTATTTTCCAAATAAATATATAGAAATTCAAGGTTCTGGTAAAAAAGTAATTCATCTCCCTATCCCAATTTCTACTTTGAGAAAAGTAACAGTCAATGTTGGGGATTCAGACCAGGCTGTTGTGCATGATTACACTGATGCAACTTTAAATAATATTGAAAAAACTAAAGAGCCTCATAATTTTGGTAGCACATATTATCTACAATATAAGAAATCATTATTAGATAGCATCCAGACTCTTATTGTAACTGCCAAGTTTGATGCTGAAGATGATTATAAAATTGAAGGTGATTTTGGCTGGCAATTTGTTCCAAATAATATTGAGCAAGCCGCTGACCTACTTTTAGAAGATATGATGAACGATGATTCTGAATACAGAAGGCATGGAATTTATCGTGTTGACATGGACACTATTGAATACGAAACTAAGAAAGATGTGTCATTCTACGAATCCACCGGAAATATTGATGCCGATGTTTTATTGATGGACTATACATTGTTTGTAATGGACTATGTGGTTTAAATGTCTAACGGAACTTTTTTAAAACTTCCGCATGAGATTGATGTTTATACAAAAACAACAACTGTAAATGCAGCAGGGCAAAGGGCGACAACATACGCTTTAGCTGGGACAATTAAAGCCTTATATCAGGCGATGTCTTCGGAAAGAAGAACATACCCATATACGGACAATATTGATGAAATAGAATTTTATATTTCTTACAAAGATGCAGCTTATGCTTCGTATAGCAATCGGATCAGAAATGTGGTTGATAAGTATGGCAATGTTATTGAAGTTGGACCTGTGGAGATTGTAAATATCCATAAACAAATTGGATTTAATGGTAAAGTCAGACAAGTCCTTTTGACTTGCAGGAAGGTTGTAGAGAATGCTTAAAATTTCAATTAATAAAACAGCGAGCGCTCAAATGGAATACGCCGCTCTTAATACACAAATTTTACCATTAAGATTACAGGCTGCTCAAATGAGAGCGATAAATGCTGCTGAAGAAAAGTTGAAAAATAGACTTCCTGAGGTATCAAGAGCGGCTAGGTATTTAGAAGTAAAAGCTATGCAGTTTGGCCCTGTTGGAGCAAAACTGGTGATCTCTCCAGCTAAGAGTTCTAAATCAGGGAAGAATGGAAGAAATGTTCAGATTGCTTCATCAATAGTTTTAACCGGCAAAAAAGGCGGCGGATATATTTATCCTAAGAAAAAAGATGCTATGAAATTACGTTCAGAAAGTATCGCTGAAGGTTATGGCCAATTCTATAAGCGTGTTAAGAAAGCTAGAATTAAAAGTAAGAGACCAGAGGTTAGAGAACTTGCTAGACAAGTAGTTGTTGATTTAATTAGTCAATCACTGACAAAAGAAGGATTCGGGAAGAGAGGTGGGGTTTCAAGACCATCTACTGATATCCCAAGAGGGTAATCATGCCAATAAGTGTCTACGATGTAAATACATTTTTAAGAGCCGATGCTACATTAACAAGCATTGCTGGAAAAGTGATGAACTTTTTCCCAGTAGTTGGTTATGGTTCAGAAGCCGCTCCGTTTGTGGTATATTACTACGAGCCAGGTACTCCTTCAATTGAATCTTATTGGATAAGAAGAGATGCTGTTAGGTATTCAATTTATGATTCGGATGTCGCTCGCTTGTTCAGTATATCTGAAAGATTTATTGCGCTGCTTGGGCAATCAGATGAGGTTCAAGGTACAATCCCTAGTTCTAATGTCAGGATTTTAAATTCATTTTTATATTCTACAAATCTAACCGAGCCTATAGAAAAAGAGGGTTGGTATTTAATGGATATGGATTTTTATCTAATATCAGTAAGCCTTTGATGAATTTGTGGTAGAATAAATATATATGAAGTATAATGTAATTACATATATCGGCAAGACCCCAGGGTTTGTCGTTAAATTAGGTTCTAAGGTTTATGATTTTGAATGGCAGAAAGGCGTTGGTGTCGGAACCCGTTCGGATGAGATAAACCCAGATCACGCTAAGAAGATATCTTCCTGGCGGGACCGCAAGGGTAGAAAAATATTTATCCTTGAATAAGTTTTATGGAGGAATAAAATGGCAGTAACAGTTTCAAATATCCTTGTAGGAGAAGCAGCAGTTAAAACAGGTGTTTCAAATACAACGATGAATCTGAATGATTTTGATAGCCTTACAGACGTAGGAGCAACCACCGGTGGTGTAGAAATTTCGTGGGAACCAGATATGGTTGACATTGAGATTGACCAATACGGTGATGCCGCAAAGGTAATTCAATCAAAAGTTAAAGTAATGGTTAAGACGACTCTTTCTGAGGGTACGCTGAACAACCTTGCAACCGCATGGAGTTACGACAATGTAACTGGTGGTGCAGATATCAAAGCAAACCTTGACGGTGCAAACACTAAGTCATTCTTGTTTGGTTCACAATCAGTATACCCTTTTGAATATGCTTTGCAAATTGTTGGAAACGCACCAGGCTCAACGGCTTCGGTGACAAAGACACGTAAGTTTAATACAAAACGAGCAGTGTCTTTTGCGTCTTCAATGATTTCAATGAAGCGTTCAGAAGCAACCGTGTTTGAGATCTCGTTTAGAGTTCTCCCAGTCACAGAAGATTCTGGGTATGAGTACGGCAAAATCATTGACCAAATCTAATATCTTTAATTAGATATACAATTTGTACCAAATTGAGAAAATCCCTTGGGCAGGTATGCTATACTTTGTCCAAGGGATTTTCCCTATTATCAACAAGGATGGTATGTAAATGAGTGATAAGAATGTAGACCTTTTTAAAGGTACTGAAATTACTTTTGCGGATGGGGTTAAGCGTGTTGTTAAGCCTCTTACGATTAAACATTTGCGTGAATTTATGAAAGTTGCAAATGAAATGAAAACCAATGATGAAGCAGGCATGACTGACGAGGACATTGATAAAATGATTTCCGCAGCTTCAATTGCCTTGCGTAAAGCAGACCCAGTTTTAGCTGCAGATAGAGAATTGCTTGAAGATGTTCTTGACCTTAGAACATTCGGTGAAGTAATGGCTGCCGCAATGGGATCAGACCCAAACCAGTAAATAGGGTTGGGGGTGGAGATAATTCACCCCTTGTTTGGGAAGATATACCCTTAGTAAAATACGAATCAGAAATATTTGTTCAGACAGGTGCTTGGCATAGTCTTGAACAATTAGAAGAATCATTAATTTTGCACGAGATGTTTTTGCTTTATCG